CACTATCTTAACACCAATGGAGGATGCAACAGATGCTGACAGAGTAAGAAGAATAGAAAATTTAGTAGAAGAACAAAACAAATTTATCAAAATGCAACAAAAAGAATTAAAAGAAAGATACTCATTACAAAACATGGAAGAATTGAAAATAAGAACAAGAAAACAAAATATACAACAATTTGCTAAAAACTTTGGGGATTTTATACCAAGATATAACAACAGACCAGAAGATACATTATTCATATTTACAGATATATTATACTATGTTGATGATGAAGAAATATATAAATTAGCAGAAAACCTAAATGATGGAGTATTTGGAATAGCAACTATGCATATACCTAAACATCTTGACACCAAAACCCACCCAATTATATTTCCAGGATGTGATGAGAATGATCAAGCATTTATAGAAGGAAAAGTCAGATTAGTACCAAAGAAAGTAAACTATAAACAATCAAAATATACAATATATGAAACAAAGATGGTAATGGAAATGGAAGGTAATGATCACACTTATACACACCAAATAAAATATCCAGAATTAAGAGAGAGAAGATTCACAGTACTAGAACCATTAAAACCACATCCATTCATTATAAAAGCTGTAGTAGAAGAAAAAATAGATACAGGAGCTACTTATTACACATCAATCAAGCTAATAAAAATAACTGACTACAAATATCAAGACATCATAACAATAGAAGACTACGAATCACAAGGAGAATATGATTATTATGAAACTTTATTCAATCAAACACATAATGGAAATGTAGAAAATTTCTTAAGAGAAACACATAAATATATGGCATTCAAGGCTTTAATGGCTCAATCTCCAATAATGATAGAAAACTCAACCTATTTAAAATATATAGAAAAAATAGTAGATGTAAAAGGAACTAAGAAAACAGTTATGGTATTAAATGAAACTTTAGAAGAGAAAACTAAACAAACTGCAGCCACATTTGAAGAAGCCAACAACTATTATGTAGTCAGAAGAAAAAATGGTGGGTCAGTAGACACTTCAGTATTATTCACAAAATCAATGAGAAAAATAAAAAATCAATATGAAATAAAATCAATAGAACCATCATTAATAAACAAAATAAATACAAAGTTAACATTAGCCCAACAAATAGATGCACAATTCATTAGATCATTAATATCATTTGTAAATAAGGAAAATACCACATTACCAATAGATGCAACTATGTCAATCATATCCACATGCTTATATAAAGTACTAGATGTAGAATCTCAAATAGCATTAATGAAACAAGCAGGAGTAACACAAATGTTAAATGAAGCTAAATTAGATAAATTAAAATTAGTACCAACATCATTTAGAGAAGCAGTATTTACAGGTAATTTATTCAACTATCTTAAAATAAAAATATGTGGAGAATGGCTAGGATTTTCAGACAAACAGAACCTTGATAAGGTTCAGGATTTTCAATAAGCCCTGGATTGGATACCTCTGACATACAAGCTAGCCACTTGTATGATCCTATATGTTTAGGCTATAATATAGAAAAACATGCAGCAGCTCCATTATACCCTGAATATTCAAGACACCCTCATGATGATTATTGTGGAATCAAAAATCTTCATATATCATACATAGATAAAGAATTAACATATTTAAAACAACAATATTTAGCAAGACATCCAGAATATGACCCAACAACAGATCATTGGCTCAATCACATATTGGTATCACAAATAAAATGTAATTGTCCAAATAAACCAGCATTTGAAAAAATATTAGCAAAGGATGAACCAGATCAAAAACAAGAAGCAATGATGTACAACAATTGTAAACATGCACTTTTTGCAGCAGCTAAGAGACAAATGAAAATGGCACCTAAACCTGATCAACAAATAGCAGAAGACTTCATAAACTATGCAAAACACATAATAGACAAGGAAGTAGGAGAAGATCTAACACATTTTGGCTATTCTTATCAACAATGGTATGAACATAACAACAAGGCAAAACAAAATGACATAGATAAATATTTTAGAGCACAGGAACACCCAGAAGAATTTACAACAACAGAATTGAAAAAATTAAATTCAATAACATATGAAGGAATATGTAAACAAGAAATACAACCCACAGATGGTAAGCCAAGAATGGTATGCTCAATTCCAGTAAAAACAAAAATAACAATGGGACCAATCACATGGAAATTAGAAGAATTAATGCAAGACAAATTAGGAGGATACTGTGGAGGAAAAAATTTAGAAGAAATGTCAGAAGAAGTCAACAAAATAGTACAACAAGGATTTACAAAAATAGTAGAAGGAGATGGATCAGGATTTGACAATACACAAGATGTATCACTAAAAGAAGTAGAAAGATATGTTTATAGAAGAATAGCTCATTCAGTATATCATGTACCAAAAGAACAATTCATGTATATAAGTCAAAAATTAGATAAAACAATGGATGTAATACATATAAATAATGGAAAAAGACATAGAATGATGACATACACAATACTAGGCTCAGTATTCTCAGGTGACTGTGATACCACTTTAGCAAATACAATGAGAATGGCATTATATAATAGATATCTAAATGACAAAGCTGGATTAAAGTATGGAAAGGATTATTTAGTATGGTCAAAAGGAGATGATTTTACAGTGTTTTACAAACCTTACATAAAAGATGAATTTATAAGAAAAATATACAAAACAATGTTTTTAACAGAATTACCAAAACAAATGACAATATATGGATTGGGACAAATCATGAAATTTTTAACAATAGGAGGACCAGATTCTTTATCATTTTGTTCATTAAAAGCATGGTACAAAGATCCAGAAGATATATCAATAATATTGACAAGAAATCCAGAAAAATTTGCAAATTTAAGTAAATATAGTAGAAAAATTAAAAAGTTTAAAGATATACCTAGAGCCAATTTCTTATTACAACAAGCAATAGCATTAAGAAGAACATATGCAGGATTAATACCCTTTGAAATAATGGCAGATGCTTACACATATGCAGCAGCAGTAGTGATAGACACAATGAAAACTAGTAAGACAAAACTAAATTTAATAAATGAAGCTATGAATTATGTAAACAAAACACAAGGAAAAATAAGAAGACAACTCCAAATGCATGATGTGATGTATGAAGATAAAAATAAACAAATATTATATGATATAAAATATAAAAAGAAAGGTAGAAAAATAATAGGACAATATTGGGATTACATGAAATATATTCAAGAAGACTTCTCATATAAATTAGCACCTGAGCAACAAGCATATATAAATCAACAAATGTTAGATAGATTAGATTGTATGTATCTAAAATCCAATCTGGGGCAAAAAAATAAATGTCATTTACAAACTTATCAACAACTTCAACAACAATTAACAACAATTCAAATATAAATAATCATCAATTATCATTATCAGCTATATCAGAATCATCAGTACAATCAGCACCACAAGAAATGAATGTAAAAGTAAACCCATATATCCCATCAAAAATAATATACAACAAAATATTGCAAAAAGTCAGCAAACATGATAAACAAAGAATAGAACAACTTAGACTATTAAATAATCATTTAAGTGATCAACAATTTATAAGAATATTTTTACAAAAAGAAAAAGCACTATACTACAATCAAATACAACAAGAAGAAAATGATAAAATCAAAGAACTCAATCAAAAACCAGAAGAAAAATGGGATATAACCAAATGGAAACCAAAAGTATTAAAACCAGGAGATGAGGATTATGCACCACCAAAACTAAATAACAATCAAACATTGGAAGAACATATTCAAGAATATATATATAAAGATAACTGCTGGAATTTCAAGAAACCCAAAGACTTAAATAAAATAGTAAATAACATAAGAACTGCAAATATGTATGAAGACAAACAACAAACTCATTTTGGATTAATTTGTAAAGAAATAGACCAAACAATGCAATTAATGTTCAATAGGTTAGCACTCTATAAACACACAGACAAAACACAAATTAAAGTACTAAGTAAAACTCAACCAGCAGATATACATATGATAGCCTACAATTTGTTCAATCATAGATTAAATCAACAACAATATCAAGATCAATTGGACAATAAACAACAATACATAATTGATTGCATTACAACAGGAATGGATAAACCAAAACCAGCAGAAGTAATAATAAATAAATCCAAAATTAATAGATAAAGATATAGCTGATAAACCAAAGAAAAATGCATATTATATACTACCAGATAGAACAAAGAAAATAGCAAAAGCCCAACAATACAAACAAAAAGTTATCAACAAGTACAAAATAGTAAAGCCATTCAAAAAATTAGCAAAGGCAAACCATAAATTAACCCAAGCAGAAAAAGATATGTATGAAGCATATTATGATCCATTAAATTATATCTAGGTGAACTAAATAGACACCGTTGCAGTGACAACACTATAAATTTTAATTATACTTAACTATAATTAATTATGAACTACATGCTAACTATTACAGTAGCAAGAACTTGTCCCAGCAGGTGGAATCCTGTGAGCTACTGATGTACAAGACATAAATTTAACCAAACACTGACTAATATATTTAGCATATTAGGCAGAACTACAAGAAACCAGCAAGAGCGAAAGCTGTACCCAATACAATGGGGCTTGACTTCAAAAGATCATTTGCATAATCGGGGG